CACCTATTGTTTGATGTGTGTGCAGTTGCATAATTTCCAGTCCATAACACCGTATCATTTGCTTGAGCCGTTGTCCACGTGCCACCTGCGACACGTACCGGTACTTTCAGTATCGGAAAGGGATCAGCTATTTCAGATAAGGGATCTGAGAGTTTGCTCGACAAGTTCAACCTTGACTCACTCTGCTCAGTCGTTTCAGAAAATATTATACCATGCTCATTTTCGCTCTTGATAACAGAAGTATCAGATATTGGTCCCGATTCAACGGAGTCATTACCCTGGTACTTAGGATATCTTTTCTTATCAACAATCAATAAATAATAATGCATTAACATAGAAGCCATACTCAGTCCGATCATAGATAGTAATAGTTTAATTGCGAATATCATTTGTGGTTGCACGTACAAGTACGTGCCATATTTGTGGTGCGTTTTATGTACACTCATTTTCTCTGTTTGCGCCCTTATAGGTACTACCTCATCAGGCAACAGGTTTCGTGTTTCATCCAAGGCCAATGTTGCTAGGCCACGTGAAGTAGAATGGCACCCAAAACTACGGTTTATTTCCGGTAGGTCTCCCCCCGGGCTTTTAGCGAAGACAGTAATTCCGTGTTGACTCGCATGCTCAACCCAATCTAATGAGTCAAGCGACAACTCCGGCGTTACGATTACTGCTTCCTGAGGATTAGCCATACCTCGGTCTTTCACCTCACAACAGCCTTGTTGCTCGGGGAATTTGGTCTGATTAAAGATATAATCCGATAAGATAAGATCAAAACATCCATGTTCTTCGAATGCCTCGCTCAATCCTAGGTAGTCATCTAACACAATATTGACATGTGCTTGACGACAAGCCCTTTGTACTGCCTGTCTAAAGGCCTGAAAAGCTTCAGGTCCATAAAACCACATATACCGAAGAGCCATGTTTATGTTCACTCCAAGAGCACCTGCACTCTTGTCAGTGAGCCATCCTAACATACCCATTATCGTCTCCGTATCCATAAGTGGTCTCCACACAAGTCCATCTTGCGCAAAACCACGTTTAAGAAACGTTAAATCTTTAACATCAGACCAACCCAATTCCCCTTGCTTCGTAGCTGTTGTCACCTTCATGCCAACGTGTTCAACGAAAGCAGCAAACCCTTTCGGATTAAACCACTCCCTTATCGCATCGCTAGCACTACCACTATTGTCATCTCCATATACCATAAAGTCTAAGTTGTTCTCTAACTGTGATGGTGTTTTGAATTCTAATGGCGCTGCGTGTATGTAGTACGCTGTTATAAGTATAATGTTTAACAAACAATTGAGCTCCGCTGTTGCTGGACCTCCTGATGGGTTTGAAAACAATTTAACAAATAACTCATCT